TTCAACAGGTACATTAAACATCTGAGAGGCACTGGCACAGTAGATGTCACCACCCTTTTGGAATACCTCTGTTCTCCATTTCTCACCTGCAAGCCAGGCAATGACACGAGCCTCAATCGCTGAGAAGTCTGCAACGATAAACTTCATTCCATCACGGGGTATAAAAGCAGTACGGATAAGTTCCGATAAGACCTCAGGTACGGAATCATAGAGCAGAGTGAGGGCATCAAAGTTTCCACTACGAACTAAAGCACGGGCCTGTTCCAAATCAGGCATATGGTTTTGAGGGAGGTTCTGCAATTGAATCAGCCGCCCAGAAAACCTGCCTGTTCTATTAGCTCCGTAAAATTGAAACATCCCTCTAGCACGACCGTCATGGCATACCGCATTTTCCATTGCTGTGTATTTCTTCACAGATGATTTAGCAAGCTGCTGACGAAGCTCCAAAACAGTGCCTAGTGGTTCAGGTGCTGTCTTTAACATCTTTGAAACTGCTTTTTTACCAAGGGTATCTGTTTCTAACCCATTCTCTGAAAGCCAACCTTTCATTTGTTGCACCGAGTTTGGATTCTCTAGATCAGTCATGTCCTGCATAAGAGCAGTTAGCTTTTCACGGGTATGTTCATCTATTGCGACAGCCTGTTTGACAAAGATCATATCAATGGCAATGCCACGATCATTGATTTCCTGGTCAAGATGATATTCCGCCCATATATTCTCTGGCATCTGAAACTTGGATAATCTCTGCTTTATAGACATCTCGGCTTCCACGTCACGAAGGTTATAGGCTTTAAAACGCTCCCATTTATCCAAATCATGTTCCGGCAGATTTCGTACTCGACCCCCATTTGATTTTGTGGGAGAGCAAGGTGTACAAAAATATCTGATTAGGTCTTTACCCTCCGTTAGCTTTTGTTTTTCCAATCCTAAAACAGCACCGATACCTTCTAGAGAAAGAGGAAGTCCCATATATGCCGACCATATCATGGAGCACTTCCATGATACGGGGTCAAGATATTCTGAAAGATTAAGCCATTTCGATATACAAACACGCTCGAACATTGCATTAAAGGCCCACTTGGTTACGGAATTATCCATGAGGGCATTAATAATCTCCTCCGGGATTTCCTCTCCACAGGCAAGATCAACAACCTGTACTTCACCATTGTCAACGGAATAACCAAACAGCAGAATTTCAAAATCATCACTCTCGACATAACGGTAAACTCCGCATTTTTGAAGATTGACACTCGAAAACGTCTCTATGTCAACAGAAATAGAATTCATATATTACCGTCCTTTCGAATACAAACAAAGTGGCAGAAGAACTTCCTCCGCCACCTCGTCTGTCTAATTATTTTATCTGTTATGCCAGGAAATCATCATCTTCAACAGTGGTGAAATCATCCGCAGCATTGGTTCTGCCACCTAAAGGCTCTCCGTCCCTTACCTTCTGGATATTGCCAAGTCCACAGGCTACACCCTTATTGCCATTTGAGTTGAAAGCATAGAAATTAAGCGATACTCTTGCATAGCAACCGCTATATACCTCGTTACGATCCAGGATAGGTCTGACCGCTTTGTCTACAATCTGAGGTGGAGTATTGCTGTTGGCATTTACAAAATAATGCCCTTTGTAAGCCTCGTCGTCACGTTCCACGTCCCCATCTCTAAGCGGCAGCTTGATGGCTGTCTTATTCGGTTTCTTACCTCCAAACTTTGCAATGCCCTCTTCAATAGCTGCATCTACTGCTGCATTAATTGCATTGATGGTTTCCTTATCTGTCTTGGGAATTAGTACTGAAACGCTGTACTTTTCCGCTCCGCCATTGATGGAAACTGGTTCCCAGCCGTGAAAGTAGCTTAGACGTGTGTTTACACTTGTAACAACCTTAGTTCTGTTTTGATTATTCATATTCCAATACCTCCGTTATTTCGTTAAATTCGTTTTTTACGTTTGATACATTCATAACCGGACGCTTATCTGAAAGTGGGACTAGCGTCGGTTTGCCCGGTGGTTTATGTATGAGGCCACCGAGAATTTCCTCAAATTTTGCCTTACCCATCAACTTCTGCATTTCTGTTAATGTAATGAGACTCTGACGGTAGATATCCTTATAGCCATTTGCCTTGGCTGCTTCAGCCACAGCATCTTCATCTTTATATTTACGGACAGACCTACCCTCAACAATCTTAAACCCATGCCACTCTTTACCGTGATTGACTGCAGCATCCGTGGCATAAGAAATGATTTCATTTGCCCACTTCGTAAGGTCTGTCAATTTAGCAAGGACTTCCTCAATTTCAGCGTCCGTAAGTAGAGGTGGTAATTTAAACTCCGACTGTGCCAGTTTCAGCTTTTCTTCTGCTCTTGCACGGCATTTAACAGCAGCTCGGCAGAAAGTACACCACTCACCCGGAAGATATTCACCTTCACCGTCATAGGCCATCAATGCCTTTGGTTTTAGTTCATTTTCTGCCCAGTCTTTTAATTCCTTTACCGATATAGTCCATGTGCTGACATTCTCCCTACGTGGTTGGAAGATGGTCATGGAAACCTCCTCAATGTCATATAGGCTATCGTAGATTTCCAAAGCTCCAAGAGCATACAGTTTCATCTGTGGGTTATCCACCACATCTACCAGCACCCCCATGCCATACTTAAAATCGATAATATGAAGCTTTTTATCAGCAATGATGATGCAGTCACCGGTTCCGAATCCCTGTGGCACATAGCAAGAAAAATCAAGACGTTGTTCAATAAGTACCAGTGGGTCCGTACAGCTTTGCTTCGCCAATTCAAGCTGCTCCATTACAAATTCCACATAGGCATCACTGTGTTCTTCCATTTCATCAGTGTTATAATCCGAGATAGGACGCTTACTTCTCATATGAAGTGCTTTTTTAAGTTTATGTTCACAAAGAGCATGGGCGGCGGTACCTTCGGCTGCTGCATTGGATTCGTTATTTACAAACTCCAGTTCCAATCTTGCAGACGGAAGACAGTGAAGCCACCTATGCGACCCAGATGCGGAAAGTACTGCGTGATCACTCATTGCCAAGTACCTCCACGTCCTTCAGCATATTTGCATAATGTTTTGAATCAACTTCACTTAATTTAGAGCCGCCATATTTTTTTATAATCTCCCTCACTTCAGCAGTAAGACCGGCTTGACTCTTTTCAGCGAGTTTCGCTCTGACTTCCTCCAAGGTGATTTCTTTTTTCTTTGGTTTAGGCTCTTTTACAGTTGTAGTCGGTTCTTTTGTTTCGACAGGTTCATTGCCCGCCATTACTTCTGCAACCGCCTGTATGCTGTCTGCCAAAGAACGCATATCAGAAACCACATCAAGGAGTAACTTGATTTTGCTCATGACTTACCCCTCCCTCCTTAATCTCACAGATAGCGAGTTCCTGTACGGTATCACCTGGAACAAGGATGGTCAGTTTCTGCTTATCACCAAGTAAGAAACGAAGGAAACGCTCCCTAATGGTGACATTTCGACAGGAAACAATCCCGCCAGACTGTGGATGTTTTGAAACACTGATTTTCAAATTGTGTTTCATGTTCTTCACCTCTTTCCGAGAGCGTTTATATACTGCCCTCTACCTTTTAGCCTTGAGAAGAGGGGAAAGTTGAGGATTTAGGAAAAACTTTTTTGAAATTTTTCATTGCAGTTTCCATGCGATGTGAAATGGCACCTACTGTAACCCCTTCACGCCTTGCATATTCTGTTACAGAAATGCCATCCATGACGATAGCTATGAGAAGTTCTGCCTGTTTTTCTTTGAGGTTCTTGCGAATAATTTCACAGATATATTCATACTCTGCCTGCTTCTCCCGAGCCTCTTCATCTGAGTTATCAGGAAAATAGTCCATATGATCGATTTCATCTTCAGCCTCGTCATCCTTGCGAAATGGCTTCTTGGGCATGCCCCTGTGTCTATCAAATTTATGCCAGTTGTTATATTCCGGCTTATTGAACCGCTCATCTATAATTTCTTGGACAGATCGTCGAGTTACAGTTTCTTTATCTTCAGCAGAAGATAGCCTGTCTTCATAATCCGCATCAATCATTACAGTGCAGTCCTCGTCTGACACCTCCAGATAGGTAGGTTTGTTGTCATACAGAATTCTAATTTTCATTTTGCATCCTTTCCGCCGGATTGCACTGGCGGCAAAGGATACAAAAATAGGCCTGTACTAGAAGTACACAGACCCTTATATCCTGAAAATGAGCGCAACAAGGTAAGGTACTTCAATTGCGTCACAACAGTCCTCACAGACTGGAGCGAAACAATATGTATCCTTTGCCTTTATTGCAAATCAGGCATTCGATATTTTTTTATAGACGGGGAGCGGTCGAATTTTGCTATTTACGAAGGACCTTTCCTTTGTCTATTATTATTGTAAGGGAGAAATGGACAACCTTGGCGGACACCTCATGCCCGTTTGTTTTGTGGTTAAAAGATGCCTTTTCATCAAGAAACAACAATAAAAAAAGAGCCATACACAAAACCTTTATTGGTTTCATGTATGGCTCATATAGATATAGCTATAAAAAAAACGGACATCCTGTGTCCGCTTTTTCAAAAATATTTTGAAATTTTATAATGGATCTGCACCGTGTTCCTGTAAAAATGCTCTTATCTCATCCATCGATTTTGGATAAAGGTGTGTCAAAGCGAAATCATACCAAATATGACTATTGTTATTGAAATTCAATGAAAAAGGGGAATTGCGAATTATATGACTGCTAATTTTAGGTGGAAGATGAAGTCCAAGGCAAATTAAAATTATGGAATTAATTGATCCCGGCTCTTCACCATTAACAATTCTTCTTATAGTTCTCTCATTTACCATGGTTCTCTCTGCTAATTCCTTATATGTTACATCTCTCCACTCACGAACTATTTTCAGAGAGCTGTTATAGCTATTTGGCAATTCATTATAGACTCGCATTTCATCAGCCAAAGTTTCAGCAAGTATCTTTGCTTTCCTTTCTGGAGTAGAATATTCAAAACCATTGCAATATTTTATTTCAAAATCAATATCCGACGTCTTGTCACGATTGAGAAAACATTCACTATGGTATCTTTCCTTACATCCAGACTTAACTGATAAATCGAAAACCAAACAGCACTCTTCCATATTGTTTCGTGCAAAATTGGTTAATTCAGTTACTCCATTCTCATCCTGAGTAATATACCTTGGATGATTTAAAACAAAGTGAGAATCAACATATAAATAGCTACCGTCTCTCACCAGAGCTGCCATTTCCGGATTGGTTATGCTTTGGATAGCAGCCTCTTCCGCACCAATGGAAAACGTCTGATTTCTTTGTAGAATACCTTTTTTAAATTTATGCGGCTTGACATAACGCCCATCTATGTATGTAAAGGTCCCAATTGCTTCTTCGTACCCAGCGTCAATCATGCGGATTTTAGCTGCGGTACGAGAGACACAGAAAAATGCAGCCAAAGCGTCAATCACTGGTTCCATTACGTCTATAAGTTCAGACGTTCCAAGTTCTGCCCGAAACTGCTTAATAAGCTCAAACGCCTTGGTCTTAAATGTAGAAAGTGGCATTTGAATCCTTGGTGCAAGTGCATTTGCCTGCCATTCCATCCAGTCAGTCGCATCTCTGTTATTGTCTTTTATACCACCGACTACCTGACATTTGATTCGTGTGACGCTGCTATTATATAGTCTCTCCAATTCAAATGCTTTCCTATGTAAACCCCAATGCACACACTCATGCACTATGGTGTTATTGACTGACCCAAGATTACGGAGAAAATAGGCTTTAGGATCAACGAATATAGTACGGGCATCCACATGAGTTAGTACCATTTCATCGCTGTCTTCATCATAAAATTCTGCATCACAGTCATGAAAGTATATCTGTCCAAAAACTGAGAAATCCTTTGTAATCTCTCTCATTTCCACGACAAGACCCATTTTTTCTGCCAAGACTTGTGGTTCAACTGCTGTTGGTTTTATTAATGCCTCTGGGTAATATCTGCGAAGGAAGTCTGTAGCAACAGATTCTAGTTGCTCTTTATTAATGATAGGGACAAGAGAGTCCGACATAGGTCTGGACTGCCTATTTTTGCTGGTATACTCTGTTACACTAGAGATTGTAAAGTTATCCAAGTTGCAATTCAAATCTCCGGAGCACTTCAGCATAAACCACTGCTTGCAGAATTCTGATTCATCATAGTGATAATCTGCTTCCCGTACCTCCAGTTCAGCTTCAACAGCAACATCAAATTCTATTTTCATATCCGGCAAGTCATTAACAGAAACATACTTTACCTCTATATCCGACAATTCTATGCTACCAATGTTTTGAACTCTGTATAACCGTAAGTCTAAGTCATCATAATTATCTGCAGTGAAACCTTGTATGGCAGCAAATATCTCATTATAGAATTGATCTGCCACATAATCTCTAAATGAACGATTACCCGCCAT